TAGGTGTGCATTTTCCTTTAGTTCCACGTTTTTTAATTGATTTATTTACGTCTTGTATCCAACCACCTTTTTTAAATCCAACTCTTTCAGCCATTGTATATCCATCAGCGTTATGACCTACTGGTGGACGGTACCCGGATCTTGGACTTGTACTGTGTTGTAAAGTCAAAGATGTTTGTCCAGAGTTTGGTGATCTAAAAGTTCTCACTTATCATATCCTTTTGTAGGTGGCTTAGCCGGATCAGCTGGAGCATCATAATCTCCAATTGAATAAGCTCTTTTAGTATCTTTCATACGTTGAATTTTTTTCTTAGCTTCTTTACCTTTTGCTATAGCCTCTTTATGCTTGTTCATTTCATGAATATTTTTTAAATAAAAATGACCTTTGCCCTTTGCTATACTTTTTTCTTTAGAAAGTTTAGTACGTTTAACAGATTTAATGTCAGGACTTCTTTCACCATACTTAATACGTTCTTCACGCGTAGATTTACTAGCTGCAATTTTTTTCTGTTTATAAGATTTAACAGCTTTACCAAAACCTCTTTTTGCTATTCCAAATATTGACATAATTACCTTTTATTTTTTTCTACGATTTTTATCCATAGTACCGACAGCGGCATATGCTCTACGTCCCATAGATTTTTCCATGCCTTTAGATTCATCTCTTCTAGCTTTAAAGCTTTGAGATTTTTTACCGCGTCTTGCACCTAGAGATTCATCTAATCTGTCATCGTAACCTTGCTTCTTAGCTTTGCCACCTTTTTTCATTCCTTTAGCTTTGTAAGGAAATCTAGCTTTGTAAGGTCTTGTTCCAAAATCATTTCTCATATTTGCTCCTTCTTATTTTTTTCCATTTCTGAAAATTTGTGTACCCTTTATACCAAAAATTGACGCACATACAAGTATCCATAAATTAGTGAACCATGATGGGAGCGCCTGGAAATGGTCAAAGAACATTTTTATCTTTTCCATAGCTGCCGGATCGTCCGACCAAACCCCATATGCGAGCACCAAAATTGGCAACGTGAGGATCAATAAAACCACCTCGTCTTTGTAGTCGTTTTGACGGGCTTCTAAAAGTTTGCCCTGGTAAGCTTCCTCGCCTCGGGCCATCTTAGCTGCGTGCATGTGTTGCGCATCAGCCATAGCCATCTTTGTCTCTTGACGCTTTTTGTAAATATGAGTACCTGCGTTGAGAGCTAATTTAATAGCACTAAACCACATACTAATACCACTTAGCTGTTTGTTTTCTAGCTTTGCCTGTTCCTTTTACGGTAACTTCATCACCTGTAGCAACATAAACTCCTTTACCTCTAAAACTAGATTTACCTCTTGGGTCAATTTCTAGATTTTGAGAAGGGATTTTAATCTTTACAGATTTACCTAATGGTGCTTGTTTTTCTTTTGCCATATTTTTCTCCTAATGGTTTGTATATACTAAGATCTAGGACCTTTCAAGGTTCTAACATCTTTAGCCTTCATTTTATCTGAAGTCAGTTTAACATCAGCAGATATCAATGATTTCTCAATTGCTGTATCTGCTCTTAAATTAGCTAAGTCTTCATTCTGTTCTAGTTTATCATCAGTAATCTCTCTGTTTTGAACCATCTTAGCTTTATCTAAATTAATTCTCTCATCAAGTTCTTGTTGTTTTCTTTCAGCATCCATTGCTTTAAGATCAACTTCTCTTTCTTTAAGTTTTAATAATGGGTCATGATCAAACTGTGTTGTAATAGCTTTTTCTTCTTTTAAAAACTCCTCAGTCATATCTGCAATCAATATAGCTTTTCTAGCTTCTATTTTTTGTGATATTTGTTGAAACTGTTGTTGAACTTGTGGGTTCTGTACAGCAGCTTGTTGTAGTTGAGGTAGTATTTGGAATTCTTGTGCAA